CTATTGCACCTACACCTATTCTTGTAAAACCACCCAAAGCTGTATCTACTGCTGTTTCACCATAAAAACTATCTTCGGTTTTCTTTAAACCACCTGTTCTTTTATCTAAATCATTTAGAGTTAATTGACCAGAGTTTTTTTTCTTAATATCTTTTAAAGTCATTTGAGCCATATTTTTTGCTCCTTTCTGTTATTATATTCCCCCACCAGAACCACCGAAGCTACCAGTGCCACCACCTGTTGAAAAACCACCAGATGAAGGTGAAGGTTTCATTACTGGTTGATATTTATTTAAAGAACCATCCCAATACCAAAGGTTTCCACTTTTATCAGCCCAAACTTTTTGATTAGCTAAACTTGCACCAGAACTTCCTTTTATATTACCCACCAATGCACCTACTGTTGTGCCAGAATAAGATAATTTGCTACCATTAATATTATTTGGTTGATATTTAATTCCATTTGAATCTGTTGTGTTAAATGTTCCATATTTTACATCTGGATTCACTGGACCACTATAAAATTGTGTTTTAATTGTAGCATTTGTTGGTGTAGCTCCATTAACTGGTGTATCAGTTAATTGTGTTGAACCACCACTGCCCCCACCACCTGTATTTCTTGCTCTTGCTAAATTATATTCTCTTAACCAATTTTGTTGTGCTAATTTATCTTGTTGTTGTTTATATGAAAATTGTTCATTAAATTGTCTTATTGCTTCTTGTTGTGCTTTTTCTTGTTGTTGTCTAGTATATACATCTTGAACTCTTCCATAGAATGTATTATCTAAATTTTGTCCATATTGCATTTGTTGTAATTTTAGAGAACTTTGATAATCAAATTGTTTCATTGCATTTTCCATTTGCATTTGCATTTGTTGTAATGCTATTTCAGCCATTTGAGTATCGCCTTTTAATCTTGCTTCTTGTATTTTTATATCAAAATCTGTTTTTATTTTTTTAGCAGCTTCTCTTGCTACTGCTGTTCTCATTTGTGATGTATTAAAAGCACCTACTTTTGTTGATTCAGCATAACCTGCATTACTTAAACCACTTTGTCTTAATTGTTCGTTTTCAGCACCATAAGGATTGATAAACTTTTGATATGCTGTTTTACTTGCCAATGCTTCTTTTTGATAGTCTTGTTCAGTTTCTTCTTGACCCCTTCTATATTGGTCTTGTGCAAATTGTACTTGACTATTGACTAAACTATCTTGTACATTCTTCCATTCATCTAATTTAGCATTTTGATTTGCATATAGTTCACTATTTTGATTAAGCAAACTATTAAAGTTTTCGTTAGTTTGATTCAATGTACTTTGTTTTTCTGCTTCTATTTTTCTTAATTCTTCTTCGTAATTCATAATTACCTCCTATCGTTTTACATAACCACCGATAAATGCTTCTAATGTGCATTCTATCAGTCCAAAATTGCCACTAAATTCAATTTGTATATCTTTAAATTTCTTTTCTTTTATTCTATAGACTATATAACCTTTAGTATTATTATAAGTTCCTATTGTTTCCCATTCTTTATTGTCTGTTTTTACCTTAATAGTTACACTTTGACCAATGACATCTGCTACACCACCCCTTTTATTAGTGGTTTTTTGAATATTCATCGCACCAAAGTCATCATTTATTGTTCTAAATGTTCCTACGACATCATTTATTCCATCTTTTGTACCATTTAAAGTATAAATTGCCCCTAAATCATTACCAAAGTATATTTTTCCTTCGATTTCAGTTATAAAATTAATTGCAAATGGCAATTCCCAATAAAACCATTCGTATTCGCCACCAATTCTTTGTCTTGAATCTGCTAAATATACTTTAGAACCTACTAAACACATTAAATAACCTTCATATTCAGCTAATTCTATGTTTAAATAACCAGTTTCATTGATAAGTTTAGCATCTACAAAACTTGATCTATGCCCTAATACTCGTTCACTATTGATATCACCACTTATTCCTTCTAAACCTCTTTCAGAAAAGAATACTATATCATCATTAAAGTTAATTCCTGTGCTTACACATCCAGTTGATATATTAGAATGAACACTTGGGTATACTTTACCAAATTCGTAATCTAAAACAGGTGTATGATAAAACACTGTCGTATTTGCTTGATTTGGTGCTTTAAAGACCCATAGAGCATTATTTCCTGTTACCAATGCCTTTACTGGTGATAAGTCCATACCTTCGTTATAATAAGCTAAATCGCTAATATATCGTGGGTTATCAAGTTCACTATGAAAAATTACATTTGGAAAGTCTTGATTACCACTAAAAAACACTCTATTATCAAATGTTGTTAATAATCTACATTTATTTATTCTATCTCTATGACCTGATGTCGTTTTGCTTATTGTAATAATTACATTATCTTCATCATCTTCTAATGGTTTATTTGGTGCTTCGTTAAAAGTAACTTCACCCTTTGTTCTATCTACTGTAAAATGTATATCTTCAGTTTTTGTTATTCCATCTACTGTTGCAGTCATTAAATAAGTTGATTTGCTATCTAAATCAGTTGTATCTAAAACATATTTAGCACTTGTTCCATCTGCTACAAACGAGTTTTTTCTTTTTGGTGTTAATACATTTACTTTTTGAAATAATGTACCACCACCCTTTGGTCTTCTTTCTATTGTTGTCGTTGGTATAAAACCTTCAACTTCTTTTATTGTTATTCCATCATATTCTAAATAATTAATACCATCTTTTATATAAAAAATGTTATTTACTATAAATGATTGACTTTTTACTATATTCATGCTACCGAACAATTCAGTAGTTTCTACTGGCATTGTAGGGTAATTTGTCCATCTTAATAATTTTGTTCCACTATGTACCAACACTGCTAGATTATTATTATATCTATAAAAAAAGAAGCCAAGTATCTTATTAGGAAACTCGGCTTGCAATTCTAAACCCGGTCTTGTTTCTATTCTTTGACCAAGTGCTGACTTATAGTTCTTCCACATATTTATTAAGTATGGACTACGATTTAATGATACTTCACTGTTTGAAAAGTCTACCCCAGTAAAATTACCATACTTTCTAGTCTTTAACATATATGCCTCCTATAATATATTTTCTTGTATATATACAAACCCTTCTGATTTTCTTGGATCTATTGTATCTTTTAACTCATTATATCTATTAGAGTATTCTTTACCATAATTGCTACTTATATCACTTTTTAGCAAATCACCAGCAACACCATATGGCATTATTTCTAATAAATCATCACCTATTTCAAATGTATATGTTCCTTCGTTTACTGATGTGATTCTAGTTGGGTATTTATAATAATGTATTATATATTTCCCTTCTTCTTCAAATGTGATTTCATCACCTATCATTTCATATTTTGAATTTGGTATTTTTAATAATTGATAAAAATTGGGAATATCTTTTATTGACAATGTCAATCCTAAAGAAGTGTCGTATGTATATTTATCAGTTATCTTTTTAATTCTTGATAACTCATTTTGTATCTGATTCATTACTTCATTTATTTTTAATGCTATATCTGGATCATCTGTTAAATATATACTATCTTCGTTTAATTCTTCTATCATCCCTAGAACCTTTATCTTCATTTGTTCTAAAGTCATTTTTATACCCCCTTACTTGAAAATTCTAATAATGGTTTTAATGATTCTATTGCTTCATCAGCCATAACCATTTTTTCGTTTGATACTGTATAACCATTTTGTTCAGTCCATATCAAAATTGTTCCTTCAGGTAATGTTTGTGTAAATGTTGCCTTTTCTTTTGTTTCTATTCCTTCAAATTGATATGTTCTTTTTACTTTTGTTGTTAATACACAATCTTTTAATGTTTGTTCTACACTTTTATCTTCAGTAAATTCATGAAACTCTAAATCTCGAGTTACCTTTCTACCAAAGAATAAATGTGTTTTTGGTCTTATTATATATCTTTGCCAATCTTTTTTTTCTTCCATAATTTCCTCCTTCAGTTATTCACTGCTTATAAAACACGAACATTTGTTCATACTCTATAAGCAAGGAATAACCTTGCTACTATCTTTAAACTACTATTTTGTAGTTTTAATTACATAGATTTCTTCTGGTCTTATAATTTTTGCACCAAATACATATAAAGCTCTTAAAGCATCACTAAATGCTTTTTCTGGTCTATATGCTTCTACTTTGTTTATTTGTTCTGCGAATGCGATTGCTTTGTTAGTTCTTAAAATGTTATAAACTTCATTCCCAACATTATTTTTTGGCAATAAGTTTTCAATAGATACTTTAGCATTACCATAAGCACCTACATAACCTTTTTTAGCCATTTCAATATTGTTTGTGAATAGTTCAGTCAATGCTTGTCTAAACTCAACAAATACTGTTGGATCAACTTCAAAATGATAAATGTCAGAGATTTTGCAGTTTTTTGAATATAAATGTGCAAATCCAGCTTCAACTTCACCAACTATTGTTGCTTTAGCTGGTGCTACAGCAGCAGTGTTTTGTGCTAATGGACTAACTAATGCTTCAACACCTGCTTTAACTAAAGATGCTACATATTTGTCGCCTTCTTCAACTAACCCACGAGTTGCTTCTTTTGTTAATTCTTCCATTAATCCTGGTGTAGATTGTGCTTTATCAATGTCTTCAACAGCAAAGTTGAAGTATTTGAATTGGTCAATCTTTAATATTTGATCTGCATCTGTTGGTACTTCTAGAACTAAATCAGTACCTGGAACATAAGTTTCGATAGTTGGTCTAACAACATTTAAAATCTTAACTTCTTTTGCCCCTTCTATGTCGCCTTCGTATTTAAAATCACAGTGGTTTCTTAAACTTGTAATTGTTTCTAGTGCAGAATTAAGTTTTTTAGACCATATTGTTCTTTGGAACTTTGTAATAGCCATATTTTAATCCTCCTATTTTGTGGTTACCATTTTGTCATTGAATCTTCAACTGCTCTTAATAGTTCTGGATTGTCCAAGTCTTTTTCAGTCAATGCTGCGACTTCTTCCATCGTATAGAACTCTTTAATTTTTGTTGGGCTTTCTAATGACTTCATAGAACCCATTTTTTCAATTTGTTTTTTTGGTTTGTTTGTTTTTGAATAAAGATTGTAAATATCTGCTATAGGTGTTTTTGAATTAAACTTACTAGCAAATTCTTTAAACTCTCTTTCTTCTAATACACTTGGTTCAACACCAATTTTTATTAACTCTTGTTTCTGTGTTTCTTGAGTTAATTTCTCTGCTAATGTTGTGAAGATTTTCTTTTCCCTTGCATCTAGGTTCTCATAACCCCTTTTTGCTAGTTCATTGGCTTCTTTTGCCATCTCTTCAAACCCAGCTTCGATTATTTCTTCGGCTTCTGCTCTAGCGAGTATTTCTATCTCTCTTTCACTTAAACCTTTGTTCTCTGGAATAACAACACCTTGTTGTTTATAAAAAGTTTCCAATTTTTCGTTTGCTTCATCTATGGTTTCTGTACCTAGACCTGCCCTTAAAATTGTTTCAGTGCTTTTGTATTTTGCTAATTCCTTCTCGAACTGTTTTCTTTCTCTTTTTAATCTAGCTTCTACTGCATCGTTTGCTCTTTTAATTGCTAATGCCTCTGCTTCTTCAAGAGAAATCATTTTAACTTCTTCTGCTACCTTTTCTTCGTGTACATCGATTTCTTCGGTTTCAGTGGTGTCAGTTAATTCTACACCTAGTTCATCTGTTTCAGTTGATTGAACTTCATCAACAAAAGTTTCTTCGTAAAACTTTTCCATATTTCTACCTCCCTATGTTTAAAGTCATTTGTTTTGACTATTCCTAAAGTTTAAAGACTTTTTGTTTTGGTCTAGTTAACAGGATTGCTTTTTCGTCTGTTTTTGATGATTAAAAACAATTACAAAGCCTTATCAGACAAGCTTTTCCGTTTTTTTGAAATCAATAACAATTAAAAGAAATTAAAATTTTAGTATGTAATTAGTATGTAAAACTATGTATTGAAGTATGAATAATTTTTAAAATTATTATTGCATTAAATAATCTACCAATTTTTCAAAACCATATGTATTTACAAAATAATTATATGGGTTGTTATTTAGATTGTCAGAAATGTCACTAACAATTATAGATAGTTTATTTGTAGGCGATGGAGTTTCAAATTCATTGAAAAGGACTCCGTCTAAATATGAAACATAGTATATACCACGTTCCCCTCTCTTAATAAAGTCAATGATTTCAACGATTTGCTTATCTTGACCACCACCAGTTGATTTAATGTTTTTGTGCTCGACAATAATTATTTTATCATTTATTCTAATTAATGCATCGGGATTTTTACCTTGTTTAGAACTAGCAAAATCAAAACGAATATTTTCTTCATTTAAAATCTTTTTAAACAACTTTTTATCTCCGTTATCAGGAAAGATATAGTACATATTTTTGCTTTCGGTTGTAGCTATATCATTATAATGTTTAAATCTTCTTTTTTTAAAGGAATAGCAT